AAGTAGAGTTTAGAGGTAACTATGAAACTGATGGTTTCATTTATGTACGTCAAACTCAACCTTTACCTTTAACAGTTTTATCGTTATACCCAGAATTGATTACAAATGATGGTTAATATTATGAATGAAGATAAAGATAGATTAATAATTATACCATACATATCTGATCATGGTAAAATAATTATGCAATCTCAAATGAATCATAAACTTATGCAATTAGATGCAAACTTTTTAGCAAACGATAATATGAATGAGTGTATGAATTTAGAAGAAAATGGATTAGCATTTACAGGTGCAGTCAATAGACAGATTGTTGCATCAGCTGGTATCAAAAGAATATGGGGTAATGTTGGAGAAGGTTGGGTTCTTGCAACTTATGATATTTGGAATCACCCTATTACTATTGCTCGTGCAATTAAAAAGAATTTTGAAGAATTAGCAAAAGCTCATAATTTTAAAAGAATACAAACTGCTGTAAGAGCAGACTTTGGTATTGGTATTAGATTTGCTAAATGGATGGGATTAAGTAATGAAGGATTAATGAGGAACTATGGTTTTGATGGTTCTGATCATTATAGATTTGCGAGGATTTTCTAATGGCACCAGCAGTACCATATTTAGTTGTAGGTGGCTTAGGTTACATGCAGTACAAGCAGCAAGGTGCTACTGGTAAATATAATCAATCAGTTCAAAATCGTAATGCTGAAATAGCAAGACAAGAAGCAGCTCAAATAGACAAACAATTAGAAAGTGATCTTGGAAGATTTGATAATCAAATCGTACAATTACAAGGTAAAACTCAAGTATCAATAGCAAAATCTGGAGTATCAGATGAGGGTACAGCAAGAAGAATTGCCAGAGCAAACGCAGAACAAGCTGAGCTTGATAAAGAAACAATGAAATATAATGCAGCTGTAAATAAAATTTCTAAATTAGAAACTGCAAACTATTATGAAATACAGGGACAGGTTGCTAGAAACACTTCACGAGCAGCTCAATTACAAACAATAACATCAACTGGAACAAGTTTACTTGGTATGTCTGGTTATGGAAAAATAGGATAATAACAATGTCAAGAGATTACAAAAGTGAATATGAAAATTATCATTCTAAATCAGATCAAAAAAAAGATAGAGCTGGCAGAAATGGTGCTAGACGAATGTTAAAAAAGAAATATGGAAGTAGTTTACTTGGTAAAGATGTAGATCATAAAGATAGAAATCCAAGAAACAATAGTATGAGTAATTTAAGATTACAATCTAAATCAGTAAACAGATCAAGGAATCAATAATGCCAAAAATACCTTCATACACAGCACAAGTTAGACCAACAACAGATATTAATATTCCAAAATCTGGTGTGCAAATGCCAATCACTGCTCCCTTTACTGGATTACAAAATACTATTGCTGATTATTATATTAAAGAAAAAACAGCAGAAGCAAACACAAACGCATTAAAAACTATTAGTGATTTATACAATGATCAAGAAGATGGAACTGAAGGATTGTTTACGATTAAAAGCAATTTATCTACAAATCCAAACCCATCACAAGTTACAAATGAATATGATAATAAAGTAAATACTTTATGGAGTAGTGTTCAACAAAGCTCAAAATATTCTGAAATGAATAATTTTACAAAAAGTGCTGTTAAAGAAAAATTTTTTGCAACTGCTGGAGTATTAAAAACAGATGTTCTTAAAGGATCAAGAGATTCTTTATTTAAAGAAGAAACAAAAGTTGCTGATGGTTATTATCAAAACGAAACAATTATGCTTAAAGAGCTTGGAACAAAATATTTACCAATTTACGAACAAAACATAACAAATACAATTAACAATTTAAATATTGATGCTGGTCAAAAAAAAGCACTGACAGAGGAAAGATTAAACTTTGGAAAATTAGAACTTGCTCAATCAATGCTTAATAGAAAAGAATCTGAATCTTTAACTGAAATGTTAAAGAATGGTACTATTAAATTAGATCCTAAAAGTTTTAATCAAGTTTTTGACCAAGCTCAAAAACAAAATACAAATAATATTTATTCTGAATTAACTTCAGGAATTTCTCAAACACCAGGTATTAATAATACTCAGCTTGGAACTGAGTATAATAAAGTTTTAAATTTTTCAAAAGGAGTATTTGAAACAGAAAGACAAAAAGAACTTTATAATAAATTATCTCCTACTGAAAAAGCAGATTTAATTAAAAATGCTAATGAAAAATATAACGTAGTAACTACACAAATTAAAATTCAAAATGATAATATGGGTAGAGCTGTTGCAGATCAAGTACAAAAATCAACGAATGAAGTTATAAAATCATCAAAAATAAATGAATACAATCCAAATGTTATTAATAATTCTTTTGGATCAGATGAAAAAATTAAAAAAGATTTTTTTAAATTAAATGAAGTTATTAAAAATAATGAAGATGTTAAATCAACGCCTTATCAATATAAGTTTGATATTCTAAAAAAAGTAGCTAATGGAGATATTATAAATATAAACACTCCAGTTACAAGTGGAATAGACGCACAAGGAACAACATTAATTGAAAAGGTTATTAATAAACAAATTAGTAAAAAAGATTTAGAATTATTTAATTCTCTAATGCCAGTAAATGGTGTTGATCAAAAAACAAAAGATAATATGAAGCAATTCTTTAATTTCATTCAAGCAAATGAAACTTTAATTGGTGGAGTTTCTACATTTAGAAACTTTGATCCGACATACGATTCAAGAATGAATTCATTTTTAGATGACATGTATTCTCGTTATACAACAGGATTAAAAAATGGATTACAACCTAAAGATTTATTATCAAGAACTAGCGAAAATTTTATAGCAAAAGATGGTTCTAAATACACTTTAAACAGAGATGATGTTAATCTTCAAATTGAACAAAATATAAATAAACAAATTAAATCTCAATACAAAGTTGGTGATGTTGTAACAAATTCCAAAGGAGAAAAAGCTACAGTATTAAGAATAGAGCAGAATGGAAAAGTAATTCTTCAAAAACAATAATATTTAAATGGCTGAAATATCTTTAGATAACTTTTTAGGAACTACTGAACCTACTGCAAAGCCAGAACAACAAGATAATGTTATTTCATTAAATGACTTTTTAAACGTAAAGCCTGAATATCCAACTTTATCAGATCCAAATAAAAAAGCAGTCCAAGATTATTGGAGCAGTCTTTCTTCTGATGGAATAGTTTCACCAGATGACACTACTTATGGTTTTAGTCAGTACTCAATACCTGAAGCTGCAAATAAATTTAAAAACTTTATGGTTGGAGAAAAATCTGAAATTGCAAATCATATATCAACAGGATTTCAATTATCAAATCCAGGTTTAATTTATAATTATTTATATGGAACTGAAATACCTAAAGGATTTGGAGGATATGAACCTGATACAGGTTGGCTTGAAGGCTTAGTGCAAAATGTTTCAACTATGATTGGTGATGCACCTGTTTACGCATTAGGAGCTTGGGGTGGTCAAACTGCAATTCCAATTCCTGGTGTTGGAGGATTTTTTGGTGCAGGATTTTTAAATGGTGCTGTAAGAAAAACAATGATTGAAGCAATCAACAATAAAGAAGTTGGTGAACCTGTTGATTTTTTAAAGATATTTATGGAAGAGGGATTGAAACAAGGAGTTAAAGAAGGATTTCAATTTGTAACCGCAATGAAAGCAAACAAACTTCTTGGAAAGTATGGTGAAAATTACATAGCTAAATCAATGTCAAGATGGTCTGCGTTTGAAGGTATAGGTGCTTTAATGCATGGCGAACTTCCATCAGCAAGAGATTTATCTTATTCAGGAATATTTTGGTTTTTAGGAACAGCAGCAGAAGGAAGAGCATCCGCCATAGATAAACAAAAAGTAAAGCAAAAGATGGATCAAATATTTATTGATACAGGAATAAAACCATCTCAAGTAATTACCGATTCAATTAAAGACAGAATTATTGCAGATCAAGTAGCAAGTATTGATCGTAAAATACCAGCAGCTTACGAAACTAAAAAGAACATTCCAGAAAAATTAGATATGACTTTAGAACAAAAAGTTACTGATTTAAGAGAACAATTAAAAATAGTACAAGAGAAAAAATTACCACAAAGAGTAGAAAAATATACTGATGCTGATGGTAATGATGTTACTAGAACAATTATTGATCAGAAATCAGCGGAAAAGAAAACAAAAGAAATAACAAAATTAGCTGATCAAATTAAATTTTATGAAAAACAATTAGAAACAACAGCTAAATCAAATGATCCTGCTATGCAGCACATGTTTGATAGAATGTCTTTTGGTGAACCAGCACCAAGTGCTTTATTTGTAAATGTTAAAGAAAAAATAAATACATTAACAAATAAATTTTTAGATAAAGCAGTAGATTTTCGTAATCCTATTTTAACTGATTTAGTTAGAGCTGGAGTTAAAGATTTAAATAAAGTTGATGCACCTATTAATTTATATCAAGAAGCTATGTCTTTATCTAGAAACAAAGATAAAGGAGTTATCTTTTTAAAAAGAGGTGCTATTGATGTTGAAAACAGAACTATTGGTAAATCATTAGAAGAAATATTAAGACCAATAAAAAATGATCCTGTATCTCATGCTGAATTTGCTGGATATGCAACAGCTGTATTTAATAAAACATTAGCTAAGCGTGGAATTAAAACTCCTTTTGACATAAAATTCTCAGATCAAGTTGCTAATAATAAAACTTATAAAGCAAAATACGAAACAATGAGAAAGGAAATGGTAGATTTCCAAGATAAAGTTTTACAATATGTTAGAGATAAAGGTTATATTACTGAGAAACAATATAAAGCAATCAAAGAATTAAATGAAAATTATGTTCCTTATGCTAGAGAAATATTAAATTATGAAAGTGAATTAGTAAAAGGAAAAGCATCACCATTAAAAAAAAGAAAAGGAGATGAAGAATTAAGAGTTCTTGATCCTGTTAAGATTATAGCTGAGAATACAATAAAACTTGTAGAACTTGCCGAAGTAAATGCTTACCGATTAAAGTATTTAGAATTCTTAAAAGAAAATCCAGAAGCATTTCCTGGTATAAAAAAACAATCTGCAGAAATGAAACCTATAAAAATTCAAAGAAAAGAATTAGAAAAATTTATACCAAAAGAAATCCTAGATGGATTGTCTGATGCAGCAATTTCTGAGATGACTTTATTCAGACCAAGACCAAAAACAATTAATCCAGATTCAATGGTTGTTCGTACTAAAGAAGGTAAGATTGAAGTTTGGCAAGTTGGTGAAGAAAGAGTTATTGCTTCTAATGCAACTCTTTATAAAGAATTAGATTTCTTACAAAGGTTTTCAAGACCATTTGTTGATATAACAAGAATTGGTGTTATTTTTGCTCCTATATTTATAGCAAGAAATATAATTAGAGATACACTTAACGCAACTATAGTTTCTAAAATTGGTTGGATTCCATTTGTTGATTCATTTGTTGGACTTGTAAGAATTATAAGAGGAGAGATTTTAAAAGATACAAAACTTGCAGATCAATATGCTGTCAAACTTATGGAAAGATATGAAAAGTCTGGTGGTAAACAAGCTAACATTTTAGAATTAGATAGATCTGTTAGAGATACTGATGTTCATAGTATTCTTTGGGAATCTCCTGTTAAAAATAAATTTAGATATATTGAAGACGTACTTAAAGCATCTGTTAGAATTTCTGAGGAAATGACAAGGGTTAGAATGTTTGAAAAAGTTGAAAGACTTGCAATAGAAAAAAAATTATCACCTAAACAAGCAATGGAACGTGGTGGATTTGAAGCTGCTGATCTTTTGGATTACCAAAGAAAAGGTGCAAACTTATCTTACTTTAATTCTTTAATTCCTTTCTTTAATCCTACAGTTCAAGGTATGAGAAAATCTGTAGATGTATTTGTTAAGAATCCTAAGAAAGCTATGGCAGGAGTTTTTACTGCAGTTATATTGCCAACTTTACTTGAACAAATTTTATATCGTGATGATCCTGATTATCAACAACAAGATAGACAAATAAAAAGAAATAACTGGTATATAAAAATAGATGGCATTGGTTATTGGATGCCAAAAGGTTATGACATTTCAATTATATTCTCTGAGTTTACTGTATCTGCAATAGACATGATTGTTAATGATGATGGCAAACAATGGAATAACTTTGTTGCAGAATATTTAAAAGATTCAGCTTCAAGACTTATAACTTTTCCTCAATTTGCTAAACCTTTTGCAGAAATTATTTTAAACAAAAATTTATTTACAGGTAATGATATTATTAATCCTTATTTAGATAGAAATGTTTCTGACGCATATCAAGCTCAACCAAATACTTCTGAAACAATGAAATTCTTAGCAGAGAAAATGAATGGTTTAATTGATGCTGATTGGTTTAAAAAAATGAATAATCCAGTTTATTTAGATCATGTATTTAAATCTTACACAGCTACTGTTGGTGGATATATTTTAGATATTAGTGATAAGGTATTAGCAGAAACTGGTGTTGTAGATAAAAGATTTTCACCAGAAAAACAAACTGGAGATCTTGCTATTGCTAAAGGAATTGTAGCAAGAGAAGTTCCTTGGTTTACTTCTTATGAAAAGATATTTAATGAAAAATTAGTAGAGTTTAGTAAAGCCGATGGAACAATTAAATTACTTCAAAAGCAAGGAAGATTTGATGAAGCTAATAAACTTAAAGAAAAATATCCTTATGATTTAGCTGTATTAAAAAATATAGATACTGAGATAAAAAAATTAGATACAGCTATAATAAGCATAACTAATGCAAAATTTGAACAATTACAAATAAACAAAGAAAATTTTGGTAAACTAAGCAAAAGACAGCAAGAAGATGTATTGCTAACTGTAAGACAGTCTAAGTATCAAGAAATAAGAAATCTTAGAAGAATGCAAATCTTACTGACAGCAGCAGGATTAAATGCTATAAATATTAAAGTTGCTATTCCAGAAATAAAATAATATAGGAACAATATATGACAATATCTTCAACTACAGTTAGAAACAGTTATAGTGGTGATAACTCTACAACTACTTTCTCATACACATTCAAGATATTCGCAGATTCAGATATTCAAGTCATCATTCGTTCTACTGATGGAACTGAAACAATCAAAACTATTACAACCCACTATACAGTAACAGGTGCTGGTAACTCTGGTGGTGGATCAGTTATATTCACATCAGGTAATATTCCAACATCAACTCAGACAGTTGTATTAAGACGTAACATTCCACAAACACAAGCAATAGATTATATCGCTAACGATCCATTCCCTGCTGAAT